TTTACCTGAACACAGGAGCACACAAATGAACCTCAATGAACAAATTGCGGCAAAACAGCAAGAGCTGGTTTCTGCCCGTGATGTGCTGGTCGATCTGACCGCCAAGATGGACGACAGCCAAGAGTCGCAAGACGCCGTGCAAGCTGCCATCGCGACCGTCGAAAAAGCTACCGCCGAACTCGACCGCCTGAAAGCCGCCGAAGCCGCGATCAGCAAGTCTGTCGCCCGTGCTGCGCAATCCGCCGCCCCCGCTATCAACAGCAATCCTGCCGCCAAGGTCAAGGATAGCGAAAAAGCTGACCTGATCTTCAAGACTGCTTTCTGTTCTTTCGATGCTTATGTCAAGCGCATCCCGGTGGCTCAGGCTATCGAACAGCGTTATGGCGACAATGAAGTGCTGAAGTCCGTGGCTGGCATCATGACCAAAGCCGCTCAAGATCCCGCCATGTCCAACGTCGCTGGTTGGGCGGCTGAATTGGTGCGTGAGTCCTACGGTGCCTTCATGGATCTGCTTCGCGGCGAATCGGTTGTTCCGCGTCTGCCGTTGGCTCGCTACGAGTTCAATGGTGCTGCCAGCATCAAGATTCCGATGCGCGGTGCCGCTACGCCGAATCTGGCTGGTGCATTCCGTGCAGAGGGAGCCGCAATCAGGGTTGGCGCAATGGCATTGACGGCTCGCGTGCTCACCCCGAAGTCGATGGGTGTGATCGGCACTTGGACTGCTGAACTCATGGAGCGTAGCACGCCGCAGATCGAAGCCTTGATCCGCGATGCGATGATTCAGGATACCGCTACCGCCCTCGACACCGCGTTCCTTGGCACTACCGCTGGCACCCTTACTGTGCCCGCCGGCATCCAGACCTACGCGACTGGTGCTGACACCACAGCTTCTTCCGGTGCTACAACCGCCAACATCATCACCGATGTGCGCGGCCGCATGCAGCAGTTGATGGGTCAGAATCTGGGCCGTCGTCCTGTGTGGATCATGAATCCGGCTCGTTGGATTGGCGTGCAGTTGGCCGTCACTGCCGCTGGCACCCCGGCGTTCCCTGAAGCTGCCGCCGGCACCCTGATGGGCTACCCCGTCGTGACCAGCACTAACGTGCCTGCCGCGATCGTCTACCTAATCGATGCCGCTGAACTGGGCTTCGCTGGTGGCGCACCGCGCTTCATGGGCACCGAAGTGGCGACCATCCACGAAGAAGACACGACACCATTGCCCATCGTTGATGGCACGGGTGCCGCAGCACAGCCGGTTCGCTCGCTGTTCCAAACCAACAGTGCAGCCCTTCGTTGCGTCTGGGAACTCGACTGGTCGATCCTTCGTCCGGGCGCAGTTCAGACCCTGACCGCCGTCGCTTGGTAAGCATCATCGCAGCATCCGGCCCTTTCGGGGGCCGGTTTTACAAGGGCATTGCGGTGCCTTTGTAAAACCGCAAGGAGAACTGAATGACCGAAGTATGGATTTGGGTTCACACACCAGACGCCCGCATCAACGGACAGACCGGATTCGTTGTATGTGATTCCGCTATCGCCGAGAAACTGTTGGCCGAAGGCAAAGCCCAAGATCCCCGCGTTGGCGCTCATCATCTAAAGGAGATAACTCATGGCCAAGTCGAAACGCGGCAAGAAACCGCCGAAGAAGTGCTGACTTCTGATGTCGGAGAATACGATACAAAGGTAATGACACCAAAACGTGGCCGTCCTCGCAAGGTGGAAGCATGAAACTTGTCCAGCGTGTCAAAAGTTGGTTTGGCCTCGAGGGCAGTAATCGAGGCATGCCGTGGGGCTTCGGTGAATATGGCACGCCATTTCAGTTTTACGCAGAGCAGGGCTTTCAGCGCAACCTAGATCTGCCGCGCAACCCCGCTATTGCTGCTGTGCAGGCCGCGGTCAGCAAATATGCGGACGCGATGGTGACGATGCCGGTCGGCCACTTTGAAGGCAACGGCACAATCCGCGTAAAGTCATCGGCATTTACCCGCTGGTCACGTCACCCGAATGGCTGGCAGACGTTGGCCGAGTTCATCAGCGAAGGTGATCGCACTCTGCTCGAATCCGGCAATGCGGTTGGCTATCTGGTGCGCAACGATCGCACTGAAATTATCGAAATTATTTGGGCGCAATACTGGTCTGTGCACACCGATCCGCAAAGCGGCGCGCACTTCTACAGCATTCAGTTGCCGCAGCAGTACGGCGCTTGGGAGGATTCTGTTCTTGTTCCGGCACGCGACATTTTGCACATTCGTATCAATGTTGATGGTCGGCGTGATGCGCTGCGCGGTCGCAGTCCGTTGCAATGGTGTGCTGCTGCGCTGGCAACAAATGCTATGCTTTCATCCTTCCTTGTCAGCTATTTGAACAATCGCGCAAGTCCGTCCTATGCGCTGACCACGGATATGAATCTTAGTGCTGACCAGATGCGCCAGCTACGCGAATCGTGGAATGCCCAGAGCCAGATGCTCAAGTCCGGCGGAACGCCAATTCTTTCTAGCGGTCTCAAGCCTGCGATGTTGGGCGTCGCTCCCGGTGATGCTTTGCTGATTGACACTTTCAATATGTCAGTTGAAGATGTCGCTCGCGCTTTTGGTTTGCCTAAAGCCCTGCTTGGCATCGATGAAACCGCCAGCAATGCTTCTGCACTTATTCGTGAGTGGGTTAGCCTTGGTCTCGGCGCTCATGTCGAGATGTGGGAGCAGGCACTGGAACGTGCTTTCGAGATGCCTGCCGATGAATCGGTTGAGTTCGACACTCATGCGCTGTTGAGGATGGCACCGCATGAAGAAGCGACCCGCCTGAAAGAACTTGTTATCGGTTCCATCATGTCCAGCGACGAAGCCCGCGCTGTATTGAGCCTGCCGCCGGTCAAGAATGGGTTTGGCGCGATCCCGACTGCCCAGCAACAGCAAGTGCCGCTCGATTTGCTGCATGAGATTCATGCGGCAGACATAGCGAACAAACTCAAGCCTGCCCCAGAACCCGCTGCTCCCGCAGCCGAACCTGCTCCGCAGCCCGCTCCAGAGCCGCAGAAAAGCGCCGACCCTGAAATATCGAAGGCGCTTGTCGTGTCTTTGCTTGATCGCAAAAGGAAAGTTGCATGATAGAGAAATCCATTGCTTCGGCGCTGGAGCCGATCGTCGATACGCTTGTCGAACTGGAAAAGAAGGTCGAGTCCTTTGAGTTAAAGCATGGCGTTGATGGCAAAGATGGCCGTGATGGTAAAGACGCTGATCCTATCGATCCGCAGGTTATAGTTAAAGAAGTCCTTGCGCTTGTCCCTGTGCCTAAAGATGGCCTTGCTGGCAAAGATGGTGTTGATGGTAAAGACGGTCGTGATGGTAAGGATGCTATTCCGGTAAATGAAGATGATCTCATCGCCAAGGTATTGCCTCTCATCCCAACCCCCAAGGATGCCGATCCCGCCGTGGTGGCGGAAGTTCTCAAGACCGACCCAGACTTCATCGCCAAGGCAACCGGTCCAAGCGGACCCGCTGGCCCTGTCGGGCCTGCTGGCGCTGATGCGCCGCCTGTAGAAATCGACATCGATGAGGTCGCCAAGACAATCATCGCTGATAAAGAATTCATCACGCTGACGAAGGGGAAAGACGGTGAAACAGGCGCACCCGGCCAGCAAGGCGAACCCGGCATCACCACAGTGGAAGTTATCGCCAAACATGACGCGACTCCTTGGATTGCCGGCATCCATCGCCAGGACAGCATCGTCCAGCACTTCCTTGGCCGGCTCTATGTCGCCAAGTGCGATACCACCGAAGAACCCGGCGACTCCGACCACTGGCAACGCCTCGGCCTGAGTGGCATGCGCTTTACCGGCGGGCACAAGAAGGATCACGACTACGAAGTCGGCGACATTTACGTCAAGGACTATTCCGCCTTCATGTGGGATGGCGAGAAAGCGCACCTGATTGCCGCCCGCCAGAAAGAAACGCCCGCGATTGAGGTTGCCAAGTCGCTTATTGCTCAACCAAAGTTCCTCGAACAAGTCATTGGCGGATTAGCGCCTGATCTCAAGCAAGCTGTTGATGTGGTGGTCAGCGAAGAAATCACCAAGACTATTGATCGCCGCTTTGAATGGATGCAGACAGAAGGCGATGAGTGGGTGCTGTTCGACCATCAGAAGAGCATGGTCGTCACCCACATCGAACACGATGCCGTCAAGGCACTGATTGCCGCGGCGGATGCCAAGGACAAGCTGCCGCCGCTGACTCGATTTGTCGGCAACCATGAAACCGGTCGCAGTTACGTGCGTGGCGATGTCATCAACTTCGGCAATCAACTCTACGTCTGCTGGAAAGACGGCACCATCCGCGACGGTCAGGATATCGCCGAACATCTGGTCGTCATGCTGGCTTCCAGTGTTATCGGTGGTGGTGGTGGCGGCGGTGGCGGCACGCTGTGGCCAGCGAATCCGTTCCCTGTTGGGGTGGCCTCGAACGACTTCCAGCAAGGCAACATCTGGCTCGATGGTTCCGGCCTGATTCGTTATGTTGACGACAATGCTGCCAAGACCGCACTGGTCAACACCAACACGCTGCAGCACGGCACACTCATCTTTCAGCGCGACACAGAGCAGATCTTCCAGTGGCATCACCCTGTCGGTCAATTGAATGGCCAGATCATCGAGCGTCTTCCCGGCCATCCGAAAGGCATCGTGCTGGGCACCGCGCAGGCGAGCATCCTGCAGACGCTGTCCTACGATCCGACGAAGCCTGTCGGGGACCGGATCGAGTGGGAAGACGATCGCACGCGCTTGGAAGTTGTGGATCTTACCGTCGATCTGAATGACAGAGCCAAATTGCCGATCTCGCATTTGGCTCCTGGCAAGATCGTGTTCGTTCGCACGACCGGCACGCTGTGGGAATTTACTGGCAACCCAGCGGCAATGACGAACGACTTCCGCGACTGGAAGCCGCTCGTCACGCGCATTCCGACGGTTGCGCGATTTGGTCTGTTGCCCGCGCAAGGCGACCCACACCTGCTGGACGGTGTGGTGTATGCCGTCAAGGACGATTTCGGCGGCCAAGACTTGAATCGTTTGTTCATGTGGGACGGCACGGTCGGCGGCTCACCAGCAACTACCGGCGGCACCGTCACGCCTCCTGCGACGCCTGGCTTCGGCACCATCGCGGATGTAGCGGGCCTGCGTGCGCTGCCTCGGCCTTCCGCTGGCACGGCGGGTGTCTGGGGCATTATCAGCCCGAACATCAATGTTCCGGTTGGAGCTGGCACACCATTTGATGGCCAGACGCTGACTGACGGCTCAACGATTATGTCGTTGGGCGATCCGCGCTACGGCACGCAAGGCTGGGCCATTGTCCCAGGGCTGACACAGCCGTCTACGACGACGCTGAATCCTGGCATTAAACTGGCAGACATCAGCGGGTTTGTTGCTTTCCAGACGTTCTGGACCGGCGCACAGAACGGCGAATGGGCGGTCGTCACCGCCAGCAACTTCACCGTGCATTGGGCCGGCAACCCGCTCGATGGCATCTTCTTGCCAAATGGCACGACGATCCTCATCAACGATCTTACCGATCCGAACAACGGGTTCCAAGTCACTTTCCCGACGATCGCTGGGGGGACGACCAGCGTTCCGAATACTGGCAACCCGAATCCGGCGCACTTCGGCGCATCCGGCACCTATGCAGGCCAAACAGATTTCTTCTTGAACAACCCGCTTGCCGTTGGCGCTTATCACCTGATGGCGACCACCGGCACCTACCCGCCGGACGCGGGCGCATTAGCGGGCCAGCCGATCAACCAAGGCGATTTCGTCTATTTCGACGGCACGGACTACGCCATCATGTCCCCAGCGGATGTGGTAGCGATGCAGGCTGCTTATCCGAACCCGTTCAATATCGGCGGCACTCCTGTGGCGCCGCCGCAGCCGCCGGACCCGTGGATCATCCCAGGTCCGAACGTCGTCGTTCCTGCTGCGCAACCGCCTGTACCTGTACCTGTGCCGCCACTGACGGCCGTCACCCCTGGCGAGTGGATTCCAATCGAGCCGCACGTCTGGATCAAGCGGCTGCGCACCGATCCCAATCAACCAACAGATCAACAGCACGGCGATTTCCAGGTTACGACTGAGAATCTGCACAAAGAGCTCAAAGTCTACGATGCCAATTCGCGCGCATGGATTGACGTCTTCACAGAAGACGCAATCAAGGGTTGGATCGCCGCGCTGAGTTTGTTCGAAGGCACGGTCCAGGAAGTCGGCGGTACCGCTATCGGAGCAATCGAGCTGTCTGCGATGCCTGATCTGGTGGCGATGTCTGCGGCCAATGATCTGACGATGACGTCGCATTACTGGACGTGGATGGGCTCGCCAGGCTATCAGATCAAGGTCAACGACCCGAACATCGGGGTGGACCTGAACGGTGGCGTGCTGAACCCTGGCGACTGGTTGCAGATCGCCAACCTCGGCGGAGACGGTTCTGGCGTAGGTGCCAATGGCGGCGCTCCGGATTTGCACTGGGTCACTGTCGGTGGCGACCTGCTGGCGAAGTCCCGTGCCGACCTGCTCTATGGTCTGCAAGCCTGGACGGCCGGCGGCTGGGAGCAGGGCGCCTTGGTTGTTTATCAGGGCGACGTCTATCGCGCCTCCCGCGGCATCGTCGCCAGCGACCCGGCGCCCGGTTTGGGCAAGCTGGTGTCGATTGTTTATGGCGGCACACCGGACGTCACCGTCGCCACGCCGGCCGGCATGCCCGCCCTCGATGCCACGCACCCGACCGGGTATTCCGTGGCGCTCGGCACCGCCATCACCTTCGGCGCCACCGGCCCGTTCGCCAATCGCAGCGCCAACATCGGCGACACCTTCTTCTACCTCGGCGACCCGACGCTGACCGGAACTACCGCCGACGGCCGCGAAGTCGACGGCGGCTGGGTATGGATGCCGTCCGGCATGGTGCCGACCACCAACTTCGACGTCCAGATGAAGGGCGGTGCCTGGACGCCGGTCGAGATTTCCGGCGGACTCAAGGTCGTCACCGACGACCAGGCGCTGCCGCCCGTCGCCCCGGCCGGTCAGGTACATCTGGTGCTGATGTCGTCGCAGGCCGGTGGCAAGCAGGCGCTGTTCAGTTTCGACCCCGCTGCCAACCAGTGGGTCCAGCTGGGCGGTGGCGGTCAGCCGATCGACTTCTCCCTGCGCAAGCAGGTCGTCAGCCTCGGCGTCCCGGTCGGCACCGTCATCACCTTCGCCGGCCGCTTCGTCCCGCCGGGCTATCTGCTTTGCGACGGTTCGGTGTTCGACCAACTGATCTATCCCGAACTGTTCGTCACGCTCGGCAACAGCAACCGGGTGCCGAACCTGACGGATCAATTCATCCGTGGCAGCATGGCGGCTGATTTCGGACTGCCGGCCAAGAGCTTCAACAAGGGCCGCAACCTCGGCAACAACCTCGACTTCGGCGGCACCGAAGTGTTCTTCCGCCGCCGCGATTTGCAGGTCGGCGACCACATCTTCTTCGTCGGCACGCCGCCCGTCATGCCGCGTGGCTCCAACCTGCCGGCCGGCATCCGGATCCCCAGCAACTCCAACATCATGTATTGCGGAGAAGGCTACGGGTTTGAGTTGTTCCCCGCCACGCAACAGACCGTCATCGTCAAGCGCGACTTCCCGTTCTACCGGGATTCAACGAATCAGCCGAGGATGCGCCCGTTCACGACGACCTCGAACGGCGACCACAACCACGCCCAAACCGCCGTGCCGAGTCGCGGGTCTGGCTCTACGACCTGGGCCGCTGCCAATGCCAATGGCCAGACGTCTTTGACTGGCACAGCCGGCGCGCACACCCACACGATCACAGGTGGCGATGTGGAAACAATGCCGGCGCACATCGTCATGGCATTCTTGATCAAAGCAGACGACCGCACCATAAGGACCCGATAAGCGATGCCAAACTATCAATTCCTGATCGCCGACGTTGATCCCGGCCCGGTAGGAGCGCCGAATCCAGAGTTCGGCGTGCCGTTCGCGCTGGACCCATCCAAAGCCACCGGGATTCCTATCCCGGCATTCCGATCGGGGCCGATTACGCCCGTCATGGGTTCGGTCAATGGGGAGGCGTTCCTAAACACCACGTCCGATCAGGCGTTCGTGTGGGACGGCACCGCCTGGAATCCGATTGCGCCAGCCGCGATCACGACCTACGCCACTGATGCCGATGTCCTGAACGACCTTGCGGCGCCGCCGGGCACCTACGGCACGGCGATGGACACCGGGAACCTCTACATCCGAGTCAAAGGCGGGATCAGCGGCCAGCCTCCGACTCAGCAGCCGGACACCTGGCGGATGGTCGGGGTGCGGACCTACGTCGATATGGCGACGCTGCTGGCCGACATCACCCAGGCGGACGGCACAATTGCCGTGGCCATGGCCGAGCAATCGGTGTGGCTGCGCGCTGGTGGCAATTGGGTGCCGCAAAGTCCGGTCCATTACACGACCGAAGCCTTGCTGATGGCCGCGACACCGCCGGACGGCACAATCGGTATGGCCAAGGACACCGGGTTGATTTACGGGCGGATGAACGGTGCATGGCGCCGGGTGAATTCCCCGACGATCACGGTCGGCAGCGTTCAGCCTGCTTCCCCGGCTTTGGGCGACCTGTTCTTTGATGATGCGACCGGCACCGGCATGGTGTGGCAGGGCGCGCAGTGGGTGTCGATGAACGCGGAGCCGATTGGCGAAATCAAGATGTGGCCGATCTGGACGCCGCCGCCGAACTTCCTGCGCTGCGACGGCTCGCCGATCCCGGCGCAGTATGCCGCGCTGATCGCCTTGATCGGCCCGAACACCCCGGACCTGCGCGACCAGTTCATGCGCGGCGCGAAGGCCGAAAGCGAATTGGCTGGCACCTTTACAGTCAATGCCGGCACGAACAACGGCAACGTTGCGAACCTGACCGACTGGAATAACTGGACCAAACAGCACACTCTCGGAAGCTACGTCAAGGTGACGGCGGCTTTCGCGATCCCGGCCGGCAATACGGGCACCAGCATTGACGGCACGGCTCTGGTGGTAAATGACGTCATTCAGTACGTCGGTGCTGCAGGCTATCACGGCGTCGCGGCTGGCCCGGTCCCGCCCGATCCTTACGTCGTGCCGGCCGGTGGATTCCGCAAACACCCGTACTCGACTGCGCTTCCGCGAAATCCGTTCGTCACCAACAACCCAGGCGACCACACGCACACGATCTACGCCCAGGCATGGGCAGCGTATGACAGTGGCGGCGCTGGAACGACGCAGCCGCAAGATACTTCTAAAAATGCTAACAAGACATCAGCCCCGGCTGGCTCACACACTCACACGATTACCGGTGGCGATTTAGAAACCGCGCCCGCGCATGTTCGTTGCCTGTTCATCATCCGAGCCGCCTGATGCAGATCATCGCCCTCCTTGCTGTCGTTCTGCTGCCCGGCTGCACTTCGCTCGCGGAGCGCACCGTCATCGCCGATCAGCAGGAAACCTCGAACAAGGATCACCCGCGCGCCCTGCTATTGCAGCGGGTGATGCCATCGTGTTTATGGTGGTGTACGGCGACGACAACCGTGACGAACAGCGAAGGTGTGCGTGCGCAAGGCACTGGCGGCTCATTGATGTCCAGCGAAGCTCAAACGTCTGCTACCTCAACGATACAAAGTTATTCCCCCACCAACAAATCCGGTGGAGGATTTCAACAATGACAGGCTACGCGAACAGCCTCTCATATTTACATCAGTTCGCAACCTTGCAAGGAGATTCAAAATGAAGCAATTTATCGCAGCACTGTTGGTAGCAGTAACTTCAAGCGCCTTCGCCATCGATGGCAACCTGTTCTCTGGCTCGATCAGCGCGACCGCTGCTGGCGGTTCGCTGGCCGGTTCGAC